ATCCAATCATTCCCCAGTCGCAGAAGATTCGCTTCCATCAGTCCCCTCTTCAAAGAATAGTTGTTCGTCAGTAAATCCGTTCTCTTTCAACTTTCCAACAAAGTTATCAAGAATTTGGTTGTCTGGGAATACCACACTCATGATGTGAGTACCACCAACTTTATGTTCTTCTACTGGAGAGAAAGGACACCAGCGAGTATAGTTGATCGGCATACTACCGTCTTCGTTAACTGCACCAAGTGTAAGAACAAATGGATAGATTAAACGATAACCAACAACTTCTCCCTCTTGCCTTACTTCACCAAAAAGGCAAAGAACTTTTTCTCCCGTTACGAGAGTGACAACACGAATATTATGATTCGTCTTCAGTGTCTCTTGTGGTGTCTGTGTCATTTTCTAGTTCCTTCTTTTGATCAATTTTTTGTTTCCAGGCATTTTGCAATCCTGGTTCTGGTGTGCTGATTGTCATTACACAATCATATGGAATTTTAAACTGCCAGTCAGTAGAATATGGATTCCACTTACTGAACTTAACACGATATTCCATGCCGTGTTCTTCTGTTAAATATTGAGGTGTACCGCCATCCAAGTTGAGAATGTATGGGTCTTCCATAAGGAGACAGATACCTTTCTTTTCATCTGTTTCAGAATCAAAGATTTCTTTCAACTCAGTAATAATGCGATCACCAGTCTTTAGAGTGACTACTGATACTGCCATGGTGATATTGTTTTACGCTTTAGTTTACCATCAAAAAAGGGGACCGTCAAGTCCCCTTCGATTGTATTTAGAACCATTTCTTTCGCTTCTGTTTCTCTGGTAAGTTTTTGATGAGAGTAATTGTTAGTAATCCATCTTCAAATTTTACATCTTCAATTTCCACATCATCTCCCATTTGCCAGTTGCGTGAGAATGTTCTATATGAAATTCCTTTATGTTGATATTTCCTTTCCTTATCTGGTGGTGATTTACGAGCAGATACTGTTAAGACATTTCGTTCCGTCTCGACTTCAATATCTCCTCCTGAAAATCCAGCAAGAGCGACTTCCAGTAATGTTCTACCACTACCTCCATCGACAACATTGTAAGGTGGGTAATTTGATCCACCTCCTGCGAGAGCTTCAAGTCTGCTGAATGTTTCATTGAATCCGATTGAATAAGGGGTATATGTTTCCCAAGTAATATTAGTCATGTCCTTTAATAAGCGACTGTGTACGATAGGACCCCGAAGGCATCCTGGCGTGAAAGTGGGACGGTGAACCGCCCCTCATCCTCTCACAGTAATACTTATAAAGGAAACAGAAAACTATCAGGTGGTGAGAACCGTTACTATGATTACGGTTTACTCGACTGCAGTCTTCTTACGACCGATGTTGTACTTAGATTCCAGTGTCCATTCCCCCTTCTCTTTGAAGGAAAGAACTTTAATCTGGTTTAATGGAGCAAGGTCTGCAATCTTTTCTTGACTCAATGCATCAATAGTTACAAGACCCCAGTCTACCAACAACTGAATAATTCTATTACGACGCTGCACATCATTCAAAGAAAGATTTGTTCTCTTTCCATCTAGAGCAAACAACTCTTTAAAATGTACAATAAAATACTTGCCCTGTTTATGAAGAATGTGACAGGACTGATAAATTTTCTTTTCTTTTCTAGAAGCAACACCAATACGAGTGAGCGTTTCTCTCACCTTGAGGAAGTCATCGGGTTCACGAAGGACTACCTCTACCATATCAGTTTGTTTCCACTGGATCTCAGTATCAACGCTCATGTTTTCCACCTTTGCTCAATGCTTTCTTAATAGTATCTAGTTGATCCTTGGTGAGAATCCTGAGCGCCTGTAGAGCTTTATCGTCATTATAACCATAATACTCTTTAACCAAGTCAAGATAATCAATAGAATCTTTTCGTGCCCAAGGAGAGAATCTCTTCCTGGGTTTCACACTATTTAGCAAAAAGTCATATTGCATCTTCTTAGGAAGATCTGGATACTTGTTCATCTCATTGGCATACAAGATAGTATCCGTAAAAGAGCTGAGGCACCTGTTAATAATGTAAGGAGGATAACCTCGCTCAGCATCAGTATCACCATCAAGAATATTTCTTTTAGATTGATTGATGCTGTACAGGTAGTCTTTCAGTTGGTATGTCATTCCAGTGTCTAATCACTCCACTAATAATAAAAATGTTGGTAACCAAGTAAGAAATAAAAATAAGGGTGCGTATGCCAGCAATAGTATCAGCCTCTCTGTCTGTCTTTCCATACTTCTCACCTAGTGCTTTTGCCCATATTCTCCACATTACTTAAACACCGCAGTAACGCTAACAACCTTAGCGCCAGGGTTGCGGGCAAGAGCAACCTTCCTGGCATCTTGATAGTCACGGGCAATCATCTCTTCCTTGAAGACGGTGCCTGCTTTATAGAGAGTCACTTCACACTTCATAGTTCAGAATGACGAGTTCTTTGCGTTTTGCTTGATCTGTATTATAGGTCCCCACAGAACGCATGGTGTAAGTGTGTGCAAATTCTGCTAGTGTCCACCCTTGGAATCTCTCTTTGATAAGTTGAGACGAATTATAAGATATGAGTTGAGGACCAACAAAGCGATCACAACAGGCAGCAAAATCATCGTGGTCGAATGATTTGTGCATATCACCTTTCCTTCCGTATAAGTGAGATCCAATATCGTAGGGTGGGTCGAGGTAAGTGAAGACCTGCTTGTTATCGCAAAAGAGTTGTTCATAACTTCCGTTAGTAATTTTCCAGTTTTGAATTAGTTCTGAGTATCCTGGCAGTTTGTGGATTCCACGCATTGAGAAGTTGGAATCACTTGCTTGCTTGGAGAAAGAAGAAGTTGCACTGAGGCCACTGAAAGAACACTTATTGACAACATAAAAACTAACGGCTGTCTGTATAGGATCACGCTCTCCCTCATCCAGTTCAAGGTATTCCTTAGACTCGATAAAGAGATCTTTGGCAGACATGGGGTTAGGGTGCCTTTGTTTAAGGTATTCAAGTTTTTGCGTAATTTCATAACCATGGTCCTGTAAACATTTCCAGAAAGTAGATAGTGGTTCGTATAGATCGTTGACCCAAACATCCAAGTGTGGGTACATCTTAGTAACATACAATGCTACCGAACCACCGCCCAGAAAAGGTTCACGGAACTCAGTGTAATCAGATAGATCAGGAAAAAATTGAGCGAGTTTAACTGTCGCTCTACTTTTACCGCCTGGGTAACGAAGAGGAGTTTTCAGGGACTTCATAGTCTGCGTCATGCCACAATGGGCAGCGGCAGCAGGTAGATTCATTGTAGCACGAAATAGTGCTTCATGTGCTTCTTTTACATTTTCTGGAGTTGTTTTTACTCTTGATGTATGCCCATTGCCTGGCAGGTTCGTCTTTAAGTCTTTCATGCATTTCCTCCATGCGTAGAATTCTAGGATCTTTCTCAAGGAACTTTAGGATTGTCACGCTTCAAATACTCCATTGCTCGTTCTAGTCCTTCCATTGTATCACCTAACTGACCAATGCCAGTGTTGCAACCACCACAAATCCACCCACGGAATTCCATAGTTTCATGATCGTGATCGAGCCACAGTTTTCTATCTGTGGCACCACAACATGCACATGGAGTTCCAATAGGTGGTCTAGTAAGTCGCATTTCTTTCATAAGTCTCAGGGCAATGCCAGAGTCTTTCTTTCCTCCTCTCTTTCTGCAATCCTTACAGAAGTTATGGAGTCCATCTCTGGTGCCTGGTTTCTTATGATAATGTGTTAGTGGATGTTCTACTCCACAGCAATCGCAAACCTTCCTGTCGAGCACAATGGTTGACTCAACTCCAGGAATAAAATTGTAAACTGTCATGTCTCATGCTCCCGTATTCTCTACGAAGGAGCGCATTTCTTCTGCTACAGCGTGAATCTGCTCTGCTGTAGGGTATTCTGGATATGGTCCTGGGTCTTGCCCTGCTTCTTTCAACTCGGACCATCGAGAGACATTATGTGAAAGTTGATATTCTAATCGTTCTTGCGCCTTTTGCAAAAATTCCCAGCGCATTTCATACGGGTTCATCGCCATTGTTTTTCCTCCTTGAGGTGTGTTTTGTGTTCGCTCCACTGTTGTGAAGTCGTGTTCTATTTATAAGAGTTACTTGAATTCGCAACTCATCATGATCTCAGTCAGACATGCAAGCATGTTAACTTCCTGATCAGGGACAATCTGAATGTCACGCATATACTTTGCAATGATAAGAACTGCCTCAGGAATAGAAGCAGGTTTCATAACACCATAGATGCTGTCATAGATCTTACGCATGACCATACTAGGATCATTGTCCATATGCTGGACAACCCAGTTCTTGACATTAGTAAACTCTTTCTTCTTCAAAGAAGACAACAGAGTGTCAAGATTAACATCAGCAACATCAACCAATATGGCAGAGTTGATACTACCTGTAGCAGCATAACGCTGGCACTCGTTAATAAGACGACGCCAATCAGGGTAATAGCGTTTCGTAAGTTTAGCAAGGACTTTATCCTCATACTGAATCTGTTCGTGATCTAGAATAGTTTTCAGACGAGTGAAAAACTGCCCTTGCAATCCTGTTGCTTGCTCTGGTTTGATGCGAAAGTCAACGACCGTGCATCGTGAATGCAGTGGTTCGATGATTTTGTTGATGAAGTTGCAAGTGAAGATGAAACGACAGTTGCTATGAAACTCCTCAACAGCGGTCCTCAGAGACAGTTGCACATCGTTCGTGGTGTTGTCTGCCTCATCGATGATAACGACCTTGTGAGACGCTCCAGAGGTCAGAGAGACTGTGGTAGCAAACTGCCTCACACGGTTCCTCACGGTGTCTAGGAAGCGTCCCTCATCGGATCCATTGATCACGATGTAAGAGGCACCAATCTCCTCACACAGCGCCTTAGCGATGGTGGTCTTGCCCACGCCTGCAGTGCCACTCAGCAGCAGGTTAGGGAGTTCACCCTGATTGACGAAACCCTGAAAGACTTCCTTGATACTATCAGGAAGAATACAGTCTTCGACAATGTTTGGGCGGTATTTCTCCACCCACAAAAATTCTTTACTCATTCCAATGGTCTCTTAAATGATTTAGATATGATGTCTTTGGCATTAAACATCATTTGCATATACTCTACACCCTTCTTGGGTTTAGTATGCTCACCGCATGTGAAGATATCACATACCGCCATGCCTTTCTCAGGCCATGTATGAATGCTGATATGAGACTCAGCAAGCATAGCGACACAGGTTACACCTTGAGGATCAAATTTATGTGAATGTAATGCCAACAATGTTGACTGACATTTCCTAGATGCAGTGTAAACTATGTCTCGGACAAACTCCTCATCGTTGAGGAGATCTTTAGTACAACCTTTCAATGTGAAAAGGATGTGTTTCATGCTGGTTCGAGAGCAATGTAATAAGTGAGATCGACATCGGTATTAGTCCACTCAGAGATCAAGTGTTTGGACACCTTGACAGTATAATCCCCAGGGAGAACACGAATGTTTTCAATCTTGAGATCAAGAGAATAGGTGCCACTGCAACAACCCGCCACGGTGATATCGTAAGTATTACTGGTATCATTTTCTTTATCGCGAAGGATAAGTTTGATAGTATCTAGTCCTTCTTCGGACTGAAATGTAAGATCAGGGAGACTATAAACAGCAGATGCTTTCTGCAACGCAATCAGATCATCACCAGAAAGATTGAACTGAATGTCTGCACCAGGGAATTTTACATTCTTTTCTGGAGCACTCTTGAGCGTAATCTCAGGATCCGAGAAATAGTATTTTGCAGAAGTGCGCCCCCCACGAATGCTAACGAAATCGTTAGAGGTGAACTCGAGCTGAGGATCGTTAAACAGAGAGATACCGCTAAGAAACTGACTGAGATCATAAATTGCGAAGTCAGAAGGAAAGATTTCTTCGCCAGTAAACTTTGCGAGTATGTTTTCTGCATTGCTGATAGTGCGTACAGTGCTTCCCTTTCGGAATACGATGGAGGAATTGATTGTCGAGAAGTTCTTGAGGACATCTAGAGTCTTTTTGGATAGGATAACTTTACTCATTGATTGTAGGTTTCAGTTTCGTTAGTTTTGTCAGAGAAGTGTAGTAGTAGGATACCATAGTGAAGGATCTTAATGATATCACGACGGGCAGTTCCTTTCTTGTCATAGCGAGAAGCGTACTTCAGGATGTTGCTACGACAGAATGCTTCTGCATCACCACACGCCTCAATCAAGTCTAGCGTTTGAATTTGATCATTTCCAGAAGAATAATGTTGTTGATAGGTTCCAGTAATGTAGTCACGCAACTCATCTAAGAGAGCGTCTTCATTGTATTTTTTCATTGCAAAGAGTTCATAGAAACATAGTATACTTGATTCTCAAGAGATAGTCAAGAGAGGTTGTCGATTGATGCATGGAGTCTGATAATACTTCTGCATCATAGCAATACTCATTGATAACCTCTTGCCATTTGGAGTTGCTCTGTGATACCTCCAAGCAGGAATGAAAAGAATGTCACCTGGGGTTAGTTCCACTTCTAATGCTGGAGTAACTTCATTGTCTGATGGGAAGTAAGGATCACCAGAAATAAATGCAAACGACTCATTGTACACTGTCCATGGAGTAGTTCCTTCTACCTGAATAATAAAGTTACAAGTCTCATCAGAATGAATTTTGAATGAACTTGCTGTAGTTACTCCACCATAAACATGAATGTCTGATGCACATTTAAAATTTGACTCTACATCAAACAAAAGATCGTTTGTTGCTTTGTCGTATCTACCATATGATTGAATTACAAAACCACAACCAGAGCGAATTTGTTCGGACATAAAGTGAGCATCTAAATGATTCCCATACCAAACAGAATCATGCCTAGGAATTCCCATCTTGTATCCGTTGTTGGCAATCAGTTCCCAATGCATATCTCTGCGATATAAACATTGATTTACTGTGTCCCATGATAGATACTTGTTTGGAGAATCAAAGAAGTCTTTTAATACAAAAGGTTCATTGTTGACTTGTATGTTTTGTTCTTTGATTAAGTTCCAATTCATAGTGCCCAGATGTACTCAATGTTGTCGTGCAAGCATTCAAAGATGGTTCCATCAATTGCCTGCATGGTGAGTTTGCATCCCTCACCACTAATAATCTTTCCCGATTTATAGTCGCAATCTTTCAGGATTGCGACACATCCAACATAACCGTGAAACTCAGGCATTCTCTTCTACTTCTTCAGTGTTTACATCTGCATCAATTTTATCATAGAGTTCGACGAATGATTGCTTTGTTTCATCATCGAAACGATTGACACATACTTTGATCGCCTTCATACGATTGCCCCAGATAGCATAGGCACGAATAATATGAACAAGACGACGGGTGGAAATAACTTCATCAATGCCTCCATCAGCGAATGTTTTACGAATAATATCTGCCCAGTTAGCAAGGTTGGTGCAGAACTCTTCATCGTGCTTGCCAAGAGATGCAGCAACACGAAGAAGGATTTTAGTTTCAGTGGCAGGAGTAGGATACTCTTGCTCAAAAGTGAGAGCGAAACGCTCAAGGAATGCTTCGTTGAGCACGTTGGTTCCAATGAACCGACCATCATCAGAACCCTTGCCCTTGGTGTTGGCAGTAGCGATGATGTTGAAACCTTTAGCAGGTTGAACATAGCGACCAGTCTTCTTCAGGAAGATACCCTTACCTTCCAGAACAGACTGGAGACACAAGATCTTGTTAGAGGCAAGGTCCACTTCATCTAGAAGCAGCACAGCTCCCCTCTCAAGAGCTTCCACCACGGGTCCGTTATGCCAAACAGTGTTGCCATCAACAAGACGAAACCCACCAATAAGATCATCCTCGTCGGTTTCAATGGTAATGTTAACGCGAATCAACTCCCTATTTAGAGCAGCACATGCTTGCTCAACAGAGAAAGTCTTACCGTTACCAGAAAGACCAGTGATGAAAGTCGGGTAAAAGATACCAGACTGAATGATCTTCTTCACATCAGTGAAGTTACCAAAAGGCACATAGTTGTCGTCCTTAGAAGGAACGAGGTTTTGCTCAATAGCAGGAGCAGCAGCAGGTGCTTGATAAGTCTTCTCAAGTTTTTCCTGAACAGTCAGGTTCCACTTACCGATACCTTGCTTGTAATCTTTAAGACGCTTCTTGACAGTAGCGAGAGAACAGTTGAAGTGCTCAGATGCTTCAAACAGTTGCTTGGTGTTGACCTCAGTACCGCACTTGTCGGTAAGGTAAGAAACGAGATCGTCAGTTGAAACGGGAACGGGAGCGAAAGGCATTGGTCTTTTGTTTTGTATGAATATAGTATAAGGGTTATGGGTGCCTTGTGGGACACCCATGGACCAGTTTGTCAACTGACATACTCAATGAATGAGTTGAGCAGTTTTTTGTTGGTGGACTTGCTACCGAGCATCTTCTTAAATGCACGAGAGATCTCTCCCTTCTTAGCACCAGACTCAACGTTGAACTCAGTTGATTGATTCAAAGAGTTATTAGAGATTGCATAAAGAGCTGTGAATGCTTTTGTATTAGAAATGATAGCAGACTTCTCTTTCTTCCATTGCTTTTGAATAGCACCGTATCCTTCGTAAGATGCATACTTACCAACAAAACTTTGGAGTTGACTGCCAGCAAGAATACGGAAACCGATTACATTTACTTCAGGGTGACGATCACGCAATTGTTGAATAAAAGTGTTAGTTACATTGTCATATTCAAATTGTGAATAGGTGCGACCAGTCTTACGATCACGAAGAACTTGATACCAATCAATGCGACGAGGCACAACACGATACTCATCTTTGTGATCTACATAGATCTCATGACCATATCCTGCAGAGCAACCTTCTCCATCAGACAGGATGCAGAGGTTAACTTTCTGCAAATCATTCTTTTGTTTGAAGTCAGGAATGATGTAGTTCATCATGACAATTGCTTCATTCAAAGGAGTTCCAGAAAGTTGGCAACCAAGAGTCTGAGAGTAACTAGAATATTGTGTGTAGATAGAAGCTTCACGGAACAAGTTCTTACACATACGCTCATAGTCACGAGCATTAGAACGAGAAGAAACAAAGTTCATCAAGTGAAAACGTCCTTCATGCAAGTAGATTTCATTCTTAGTCAGACCAGGATATGAATAGTCTTCATAACTAGTATCACCTGACATAGCACGTTCTGCTAGTGTCCACTCGTTAGTGAATGCATAAACTTCAAATGGAATCTGAACTTTCTTGCAGAATGCAGTCAGGTTCAGAACTTGCTTGACAGTTGCCATCAATTCATACTGCATAGAACCAGACCAGTCAAGAAGAAACAGGAGACCATGGTTCTTGCCATCAGGCAACACAGTTATTTTCTTGAAGATGTCTTCGTTATAGCGATAAGTATGTAACTTTGAAGTATCAAGCACACCAGTCTTAGATTGACCAGCACGAGCGTAAGCGTCAGCAGACTTACGGCACTCAAACTCTTTGACAAGATAGTTAACCTCCTTCTGAGATTCCTTACGGAATTCGTAGTATTGATTGTCAACAACTTCGTACCTTTCAGGTTCTTGTGCCTGAAGATCAATCCAATCGTGAAGTTTTGTCCAATCAACGATATAGTTATCTAGGTTAACTTTGTTAGGAATCTCAACATAAATTGGATTACGACCAGAAGATCTAGAAGAAAGTTTCTGAGCAGCATCATCAAATGAACGCTGAGTTTCAGAAGTTTCTCCACCATCAAAGTTAGGATCATCATCCATAAGGTTTCCGTCTTCATCATACCAGTCGTCAGTAACGTTCTCTAGTTCTGCGCCTGAAGATGATGCACCACCTGCAGATTGAGTGTTAGGTTGATCAGTCTCCTCGCTAGACTGTTCCTCAGTTTGCTGCTCAGATTGTTCGCCAACGGTGCTTTCAGTTTCACCCTGTTCTTGAGGTTGCTGAGCAGGCATCTCTGCTACAGTCTCAGTTTGATTGCTGAAGTTAAACACATCCTCAGCGATGTTAAGGACTTCTTCAAAAGTCTCAGCAAGATCAGTACGAGCAACAAACACCTTCTCTTCAATAGAGAAAGGAATCAAGGCACTAGCTCCAACCTTGAAATGCAAGTTGATACGATCAATCAAACTAAAAGTGCTGAGATCTTCATCAAGGATGCTGAAGAAATCCATGTCATTCAATTCTTTGTAACCACCAGCAAAGGACTTGCGAAGACCAGGATACTTACGCTTCATCAACTTCTCAATGCGAGCATCCTCAATGACATTCACAAAATCCTTAGGGCAGTTAGCAACATCACGCCAGTCTTCATTAGGAGTGAACAGAGCATGACCGACCTCGTGACCGACGAGCATGTCAAACACAGTGTCAGATGCTTTGTCCCAGTTAGGAAGAGTCAACACACGACGATCAACATCAAACATTGCTGTTTGTGTGTTACGGTGCTCTACAATCAAGTTCTCG